CTAACCCCGATGTTTGAACACCCGCAAATGAAAAGTTTGTTTCTTGCAAAGTGAAATCTTGTTCAGTTACTAGGTTATAAGCCTCAACCCTAACTTGAAAAGACTCATAAATACCGTTATATTCTAGTCTAAAATTTCCAAAATAAGCGATATCGTCCTCAGTATCAGCCTTAAAACCGACTTGATTACCGCTTATCTCAGTTATATTTTGGCTGTGATCTAAGAAACCGTAATCGTTTATCATAGGCAAAGCCCCACCAACGGGGGGTTCGCAAGTTAATTGATCCGCATAAGCCAATAAATTAATATTTCTACATTTTACCCAAACGTAAAACAATCTGTCAGCGTCCTCACGATTTGACATAAAAGTATTAAAGTCAGCGTTTGGTGTAAATCTTATATCGATAGTCGTTTGAGATCCAACAACCGCAGTATTTAATATTTCAATCGTATAACCCGCCCCTGAAGAGTTTAAAGGGCTATTAAGCGTCGTTGTCGCTATGTTAGTAGTTTCTACTATCATAGTAATAGGAACTTGCGAAGAGGCTAAATTTTTGTAATAGCTGTCGTCCGTAGAAATGTAACAAGCCCCGATACCGATATCTAAGTCAGTTCCCTCAACTACGATAGTATGCTCACTAGGTACGCAATAATCTAATTCGTCGATACCCTGAACTAAGCTAGAGTCAGCGATTGACGTATTATTAGCTTCATTAAACCAACCCGTATTCCCGTTTTCATCTAAAGCAAAAACTGATCTATCAAAAGGTTCGCCCGATAAACTAGCCCATTCGCCCTTAACATAAAGTTTTAAGCAATTTCCAAAGTCAAACCATGAAGAGTCGTAAACTCCTGAGTTAATTACCTCTATTTGTATTTTATGAGTATTCCAAAAGTCCGAATTATCCGCACCTCTGTAAAGACTAACACTTTCTAAAAATTGACCTGATTGATTACCAACAGCATTTCCGACAATAGTTTGCCCGACTGTCATAGCTTCTACATTTGAAAAAGTAAACCGACTAACCTCTCCGTCAATTAAACTAAATTGACTACCAACTATATTGTTTAAAGAATGATTAACTAAAATATCCAAATCGTCCCTACGTCTAGCGTCCTGAAAAGTTATTGGGGGTACTGTTGGCGATCCGTAGGCATCTAAAGCGTAAAACACCATAAATTCCCCAACTGTTGTATCGATCCACGTAGGAAAAGAACCAAAGTCGCAATTTACATTATCAACGTAAACTATTATAGTCGTGAAAGCATTTACAGCCCCACCGCCTGAATTATATTTTATGCAACGCACATAATCGCCAACTCTAAACCCCTCATCTACCCAACCGATAGTCGGACTTGTTAAGACGTTTAATGACGGATCTAAAGTCATAGGGTTATTAACCGTAGTATTACGAATAATAGACCGAATATTCATTTCTACCGAAACCTTGTCCCCCGCATTACTCTTATAAAAACTCGTTACGTTAGAGTTAAAGTCTGTATAGTCAGTATTTATGATCTGTATAGGCATATTTATTGCGGTTTGTTATACTTATTTAGTAAATTTTCAATACCTTTAAAGTCGCCTTTTTTCATACCTCTTAACATTTCATGGGTTTCAGCATGATACATTTTTACTTTGTCGTAAGTTTCAGGGGGTAATTTTGCGAATGCGTCGTCTTGTAAACTTAACATTTTGTTAAGGTATTTTTCCATTTCCTTAGCTTGTTTTTTTATCTCTTCACTCATTACCCTAGCTGTTTAATGTTACTATTTCGACCTTTCCTTGTGCATAGTTGTAAGGTTCTTTGTACGATATAATCGCTTTACTTTGTTCGTCAATATAGTTGATCGAAAGTATTTCACAAAGTACCCCATTAATAAACGCGAAATTGTTATCTAGCAAATTTACGAAATCTGACGAATTTAAACGAATTGCAACCTCATTAAATATTTTATATCCGTTTATTTGAATCTCATTTATAGTATGATATTTTCTGTATATCTCACTAGCCTTAATATAATTGGTATAATCTGCGTTTTGTTTTCCCGTTGATTTTTGCGCCCATAAAACTTTCGTAACACTATAAAATTGCGACGATATTTGAGTAACTCCTAATCTATCTCCGACAATGCTACTCAAATTTGAATTAAACCCTAATACACCGACTAGATTATCTAAAGAGTCAAAAAAGCTGAAAGCTAATAGTTCAACCCAATTTAAAGTCGATTTTCTAACTCCTAAAGCGAAAGGAATATTTACGTCGTTTATTCCCTTAATCGTTACTAAATCTTGATTAATTACGTTTAAAGGTTCTGTCGAATATTCTGCGTCTGTTGGATCAAAAAAGTCTAAAGTATGTAAATCACTATAATCGACTTGATAATGGATATAAGTACGTTTCCACGCTTCGTCGGTGTTTAATTGGTATTCGTTTGCTCTATTGTCTTGATCCGTTAAACTAGGTATCAACGTATTTGTTGTTAGTATTTGCCAATAGTCCCTACGTTCAATTTGTACTTTACCTTGATATACTTTCGTCCTAGCATTAAACCAAAGTTCGACAGCATTAATCAACTCGCCAAGCGTACTTACTGAGTCTTGTGCTGTTGGATAACCCTTAGTAAAACTAAAGTCTAAATCATTTTGTAAAAAGTTAAAAATACTTTTTTTGTCCTTTGTCAAAGGTACGGGCATTAAAGTCATTTTTTTATTCTCTTCTAATAAATTAGACTCTAAAGTAAACCCTAAATAATCGCAACCTTTTTTTATTAATTCCTGAATAGTTACCCCTAAATATTTTCTAACTTTTGGATAAACTAATTCAAACATTTGATCGCCTAATTTTTTAATCGCTACGACTATCGCAATAGTGTAAGCTAATTGGGCGGCTACCTGAATAGACAAAGATATAATTTCACCCAAAGGTGGAACGGGGGGTACTCCTACGTTTGGAGTTACAGCCTCTACCAAATTTGCTATTGCTGTCGCTAAATCTTTTACCGATTGTATCAACTCTTTTGTCATTACAAATAAAGCGATTGACAAATTAAGCCCCATTTCAGGTATATTGTCAGGAATAATCAAATAAGGAATATTAAAAAGATCAAAATTTACTCCTTTGTCAGCCATTAATTCAAAACTTAACCCCTCAGCCTTTTCAAAAAATAGATCTTTACCCATTCTTTTTTTAATTTTAACCTCAATATCGTACGTTTTAAATAAAGTTTGATCCGTCAAGTCAACGTAATACTCTAAATTAACTCCACCGTCTGTTATGATATTATACGGAATACCCTCAAAAACTCCCTGAGTAGCAATATGACTTTGTATAATATCCATAGCCTCACGAGGTAATTTTATTTTGTCCGTATCAATACTTAATATTTCAGGGTTTCCCGAAAAGTCCGTATTTAAGCCGATTTCGAGGACGTTTCTAGGCGATACCTCAATATTGTTTAAAAAGTGCCTCATATCTCTTTAATTTACCCTATAACGGTTATAAATTTTAGTATTTCCTTCTTTTTTTTGTCTAGTTATTGACATTACGCCCCCGATAATCTCTTCTAGTTCGATATTGGTTTCAGGTTTATTTTTTATTGTATTCTCTAAAGAGTCCAATTTTTTAAGTAAAAGTTGATTTTCTGCGTTTATCATGTTATTTGTACCGTCCGTCATTCCACTAACTATAAGACCGTTTTGATATTGATAGGCTAACTGTGAAAGATCCTCGTTTGTCATTCCACCAACTAATTTGTTTTGATCTTTTGTCAATACCCTTTCGTTAGGGTGCAAAATAGCTTGAAAACCGCCTTTTCCGTCTATACCTCTACCGTTTGCCCCTGTATCTTCAGTTCCGTCAGCAAAGGCGGGTAAACTCTTAATAAATTCAGTTAGCAAAACCGTATCTGTAATAGTTTTCGCTAAAGGGTTTTTTACGTTTGGGTTTGCTGAGTTCGTAATATAGCTTTGTAAAACTGAGGACGCTAATTGTACCCGCTGTTTTCGTTTCTCTTCTTTTTCCTTTCTCAAATTAGCCTCTGCGATTAGTTTACTTTCAACCGCTAAACTCTCTTTCGCTGTAATATTACCGTTCTTTGCAAGTTCTACATAACTATCGTAACGTTTCTTAGCCATGTCAATCTCTTCTTGAATTTTAGCAATTCTTTTATCGGCTAACTCATTATAAGCGTTCGTAAGTCCCTGAATTATTGCCAACTCCTGATCCGCTAAACTCTTTTTGTCGTTTATTGTTTGTTCGTCAAATTTTAGGGTTTCTTGCCTTTTCAACTCTTCTAATTGTATTTCTAGGTCTAAAGTTTTTAACCCCGCTTTTTTATACGCTTCAATCTTTTTTTCTAGCTGTTCAATTTCAAAGTCTAACATATCATTTGCAACCTCTTCATTCGTCTTTTTTGTTTTTAACAAATTAAGTTTAAATTCCTTTTGCTGTCTAGCGTAAACCCCTTCGATTGTTGCTTGTACATTGTTGTCGACCTCAGCTAATTTTAACGCAGTATCTTTTTTAGCTTCAATTATTTTTACGTTTTTTTCCTTATCCATGAAAACAAAACTTTCATTTAAGGACTTATTCGCAATTATTTCAGCCTCGTCAATAACGTCTAATTCTATTTGTAAGTTAGCTTCAATTTTTGCCTTTTCGTCGGCTGTTAATTTGTCCTGAGCCAATAATTTTGTCGCTTGTGATTGTATTTTCTCGCGTTCTTTTTTAAACCTTTCGTCTAGTTTTTGGCTTTCTACTCCCTTAATATATTCGTTCGTCCTCTCTATACCCTCTAAAACTAATTTTTGACGTTTATTAATAAGATCTTTTAATTTACTTTCGTCAAAGTCAATACCCAAGGCAATATTTTCAGACTGTTGTTTTTCTTGTATTTTTATGTCTTTGTCAATATCTTTTATTTGCGTTTGATTTGTAAGTTTGAAAAAATTCTCTTCGAGTTTATTTCTATTTTCTAATAAGTCGTTTTGTTCTTTTAAAATGTCTACCGATCTGTTTAGTATTGTATTCCTTCCTTTTTCTGTTTTAGCCCCCTTTTCGCTATGACTATTATTTTTTTCGATATCCTTATTTTGCTTATCTCTTAACGCGATTTCGTCCTCCAATATCTTTATATTTCCGATTAGTATTGTATTTCTTTTTAACTCAGCGTCAGTCGCCCTTTTGACAGTTTGTGTATGTTGGAGATCTAAACTAGCCTGAGTCGTAGCCCTACCGCCCATATTATCGATACGGTTTTGGTGGAATTTCATCATACCTTGATCCTGATTAGCTAAAGCCTTGTTAAACAGTTTCTCTTCGGCTGTTATTTTATCATTTATTGCCTTTGCTTCCGCCTCTGTTGATACTATACGAATTTTATGTGCGTCTTTGACATTTTCTAGCATTTCAGACTCCGCCCCGATCTGTGCCTCAGCCAACGCAATATTATCCTCTAACAATCGTTTTCCCGTCGCCAAATTACTTTTTAGTTGCCCCGCTGACAAAGCCGAAACAGAAATAACATTTTTCGCTAATTTTTCCGCGTCTTTGCTATATTTCCCCCTGAGTTCTCCGTAAATGGTCATCTCTTCGTTATTCGAATTTAAGGCTTTTGTTTCTTTGTTTAATGCGTCGGTGCTGTCGTCCGTATTACCCACAAAGTCCCAAAGCAAAGAAACCGCAGTCGCCACCATACTAATAAAACCCGCTAAAGGTATTGTTTTTATAGCGTTTCCCATTCTTTTAAAGCCTATTGACGCCCCCCTAGTCCCTTTAGTCATTAAGCCTAAAGTTTTTACCATTCCTCGCATTTTTGAAACTAGACCAAGCCCTATAAATTTACCCGTTTCTTTGTTTACTAATTTTAAAGATATTCTATAAGACAACCAACCTAAACCGACAGCCTTTAAAACTTTAAAAATATTCCCTAAATTGTCAGCAATAAAACGTAAACTATGTCTTATCTTTTCGCCTACGCCTCCCGCTTCGTCCATAGAAAGTATAAGCCCTTGCCATGCAGACTTTAAAAGGTCTATTGATCCGCCCAAAGTTTGCATTTGCATATCTGCCATTTCCTTAGTCGATCCTTTTGCGTCGTCTAAGCCCTCAGTTAATTTGGCTACTTGATCTCTATTATTAGCCAAAACAACACCCAAAGTCGCCCCTCTAGTGCCAAATAACTCCATAGCTTCGCCCGTTTGGTCTGTTGAACTTGCAATCTGTTCTAAAGCCTCGTCAAAAGTTAACCCCGCTTTATTAGACTTTAAAAACATATTTCTCAGCCCCGTTCCCGCTGTACTTGCGTCGATCCCCCTATCCGTTAAAGTACCTATTAAGGCTGTCGTTTCTTCGATAGTTTTACCCGCTAAATTTGCAACGGGGGCAACGGACGCCATAGCTGTTGCAAATTTCGACATATCTAAACTTGAAGTCGTGAATGACTTACTCATTACGTCTGTAACTCTCTGAGTTTCAGAAACATCAAGACCGAAACCTCTCATAGTTGCCCCAACTATTGTCGCTGTTTCCCCAAGTTCTGAACCCGTCGCACCCGCTAAATCTAAGGTCGATTGAGTCATTCCTTCGATCTGTTCTTGCGTAAAGCCTAATTTTGCGAACTCTAATTGTAATTCGCTAACCTCAGACGCAGTAAATCTAGTCGTTGCCCCTAGTTCTTTCGACTGTTCTGTTAAGGCTTTCATTTGATCCCTAGAAACCCCTAAAACAGACGCTAAATTTGCCTGAGCCTGATCGAAGTCCTTCATAACATTAAACACGTCCCGAATAATCATAGCCCCGCCCATAGCTAGTCCCAAAGAGGCAAAACCGCTACTTAATTTTCCTAAAGCCCCTCTATAATTACCGACATTTCTGAAATTGTCGCCAACTCTTCTATCTAATTTTTTGAGGGCTTTGTCGCCTTTCTGTGCTGACCTTGTTACTCTATTAAATGACGTTGAAAGTTGTCGATATGCCTTTGTATTTTTCTTACCTGACGACTCTAGTTTCAGCATTTCAGCCCCTAGTCTTTTACTCTCGTTTTTCTGATCTCTCGTTTTTATTACAAGTTGCTTATAAGCATTATTTTGATCTTTTAAACCCTTAGTTCTTTTTGCCTCAGTTTTTGCTAGTCTTTCGCTTTCAACTCGTACCTTTTTTTCGGTATTCATTTGCTGTTGTAAAGCCTTTTGACGTTGCTGTTCTACTTTATAAATTTCTTGTTCTGCTTGTTTCTGAACTTTTAAAGCCTCAGCCTTTGCCTTGTCTAGCTTTACAGACTCAGTCATGGTAGCATTCATTTTACTAACTGAAGTATTAAGTTTCGTAAGTCCTGAAACCGTTTTATCTAAAGGTGATGAAAGATCCGTTTTTATAACCTCAGCGGTTTTTTTTAAACTTTTATTTAAAGAGTTTATTTTTGTTACTGTTTTTTTTGCCGAGTCCCTAATCTCTTTATAAAGGTCTTTTTCAGCTATCTCCGACCTTTTTATTTGCTTTGCCATACTCTTCGATTAATATAAAATATTCTTTTACGCTTGTTTTTTTTTGATCCACTTTATAACCTAAAAATTTACTCAACCACATTAAAACAACCTCTAATTTTTGTCCGTCCCCGAAATAAACCTCTAAACTTTTTATTTTTGCGTTTTGTAGTTCAATTTCAGTTTTTTTAAAAGCCTCTTTTGTCATAACATATTCAGCCTGTAAAATAGCCTTTTTTTTACATAACAATAAATATTTTTCATACTGTTTGCTAAGTCCAAAATAAGCCAAATATTCGTCATAAAGTTTTACCCATGTTTCCTGATCTTTTTTTTCGTTTCCGTTTTTTCCTACCCTAGTAAATTTAAACTCCCCTTTATTACATTTTATCCAATTATACAACGGAAAGTCGCTAATTGACTCCCAATATTCGTCGGGCGTACTTAATGTAGTTTTCTTTAACCATTTGAGCATAAAGTTCTAAGTTTTTTTGCGTTAGTCCTAGTATATCAATAGTCCACCAATCCTGATCCGTCATTTTCTGAAAGTCAGCCTCGATAACTATTGAGTCTTTTAAAACAACAACATACATAGACCTATAAAACTCGCCCGTATCGTCTAAAGTATAATGTTCCCCTTCAGCCTTTCGTCCCCTTGTTATCATGTCTGTAACAGCCGAATAATAACCTATAACGCTTTCGTTTTCATCTATTCCCTTTTGAGTTAATTGATTAATACGAATAAGATCTAAAATACTTTTTTTAACTAGATTGTCGTTCGCTTCAAACCACGCTACACTATCGAATAAAACGTTAACTTTTTTCATGTGTTCGTCTATTGCAGTTTCGCCAATCATTATTTTTTTTGTTGTTCTTTTGGTGTTGAATATTAAAAAAAAAGAGGGCTAATTTCTCAGCCCTCTTAATTCTCATTTTTTTGAGGCTTTTTTCTTTTTGCCTTTTGGGTTTGCTAAGTCATAAGCCCGTCCCACTATATTTTTATCGATTTTTTTAAAGATCTCCTGAGCCTCTTTTTTCGATAATTTTTTTAGTGTGCTAGTCTTAAAACTAACTTTTCCAATAGTTATGCTATCCATTACGACGCAATACCTTGTCTGCTACCTTCAAAACCGTCTTTAGTTACCTCTATTTTAACTACATCAGAAACAGATACAGTACCCGAAACAGAATAATCTAAAACGTATGTCCCGTCAGGGTTTTCAGTTACGTTGTCAGGAGTAAAAGATAACGACTGAGTAACGTTAGTAACTAACCAATCAGTAGGCAAAATTGCACCCTGATAGATTATTTTTTCTAACGCAGTTCCATAATCAAATGAAGCCTCAAAAGTTGCGTCAGTAGTCGTTACAACTAAGTTTAATAAGTTAACATCGATTAACCCTTCTAAACTACCAAAATCAAGTCCCGCCTCAGCCTCGGTAATCATGTACATAGTTGACTCATCAAATAATCTGTTAAAGTCGAAACCTAGCATAATTTTTTGAGTCGTCGAGTCAGTAGCAAACATGAATTTCGGATCCCACGAAGGGTTATCTACGGGAATAGGGTATAAGAAACCGTCAACCTCTGAACCAATTAAGTTTCCGTTTACATCAACGATATACATTCCAAAGTCAACACATCTACTTTTTTGCAATTTTCCTAAAAAAGTAGGCGTTGAGTCCTCAGCCCATAATTCCCCCGTAAAAGATCTTTTACCTTGTCTTAAAAATACTTGACGTCCCGAGTTAGCCTCTTCGAATAAAGAGTCAGCCTTCGGAAGTTCAACATTTTCAAAAGCGGGTATTGGAAACCAACGTTTACTCGCGTCTGCTTCATTTACCAACCCACTAAAAGAAGGTAGGGGCGCAGATAAATCTAAGCCATTTTTTGTTCCGTCATTTGCCGATATAGGCACTAATATCATAGAACTTGTTATACCAAACAATGGTACACAATTCGGGCGTCCCGTATTGGATAAACCCGCATTACAATCACAACCAATCATATTTTTTGTTTTTTAATTTTTAACATTTACAATTTACTTTATATCGGGTTAGAGTAATTTCTAGTGCAATACCCGATAGATTTGCGTCTAGTATGTTTTGAAAAACACCGTTTTCTTGCTCTACTCCAAAGCGAGAAAATGTTTTATATCTGTAATTTTCGACTGTTTGATATTCACGAATACCCTCAGTAGTTTTTAAAAATTCAGTCATTAATTTTTGCATAGGCTTTACGACCTGATCTCGATGCTGTTTTGTATAATATTGCGACGGATCTGTTTCGTCTAAATAAAATATTTTAGCTTCAATATCTCTATCAAAAGCCGATCCTCTACCGTAACCCGTTTCGCTTATAATTTCAAGTAACCAAATTAATGGCAATTTATTCTCTAAATTATTGTCAGCGATAGACCATTCTCGATTAGTTGCTAGTTTCGTCCCCGTCATAAAAAAGGGAGTTTCTAAGTAACATAAACCGTCCAAAGTTAACAAAGGATCAACAAAAGGAACAGCCACAATATAAACGTCAGTTTCAACCTCAGTTATTTTATAGTTATTCCCGAAACTGTCTTTTATAGTTTTACCTACTCTAGCCCATTTGGTATCGCAAAACAAGGTACGCCCCGTCGATATGTCATAAGTTCCGTTTATGGTAATATCCATTTGCGAAACAATATCTTCGATATATTCACTTGCCTCAATCATACCCAATAAGCTGTTTTAAGCGACGTTCCGTTAAAGTCTGAGTAATCTGTTGAATTATCACAAATATACCGCTGTATCGCCTTAAATGACCTTACACTATCATT